GGTGACGCCCGCCGCTAAAACGCATTCAACAGGCCCCAGAGGCCGTAAGGCGCAACCTTTAGTCTTCGATCCCGAATTCGACCGTCCCGGTAGTCTCGCCACGGACCTTTCCAAACGCCAGATGCGGTCCCGGCGGCGCAAGCCGGACGAACACCGGGAATACATGAAAAATTACATGCGCGAGTACCGGAAGCTGAAAATTGCCGAACGACATGCAAGAGAAGAGGAAGAGGCAAAAAAGGGGTTGACTAACACCGTTAATCAATCTAATGGTAAGTCAAAGGAATAGACATGGCCGAAGACGCCAAGCAAATACAAATCGAAAATCCGTGGATTGTCATCCATCAGCCGGGCGGCAACGGCCATGCCCTGATCACCATTCTCAGCGGCATGGAAGGCGCTAACCATACCCATTTCTCCATCATCGCGGCTGATCTGATCAAGGTCATCGCCAACCAATTCAGCATGGATGTCGAAGAAATAACCAGCCTGATCGCAGAGGAAATCAACAACCCGACAGCCGAATTGGTTAATCATAAATTGCAATGATCAACTACATTGCCTACTACCGGGTATCCACCAAGGGCCAAGAGGAATCCGGATTGGGTCTGCAAGCCCAAAAAGAATCCGTAAGGCGCTATGTCGGTTCTGACATGCTCATATTCGAGTTTGAAGAGATCGAATCAGGGCGGCGAAAGACCAGACCGGAGTTGACCAAGGCCCTGGAATACGCAAAAAGCAAGAATGCGACGTTGATAACGGCCAAGTTGGATAGATTATCCAGAAACGCCAAGTTCCTGTTGGAAATCCTCGAATCCGGCGTCGAAATAATCTTTTGTGACTTTCCGGACATGCCAAAGGGTCCGATGAACAAGTTTTTCCTGACAATGATGGCGGCGGTGGCCGAATTGGAGTCAGGCATGGTGTCAGAGCGCACAAAAGCCGCCCTGAAGGCCGCTAAAGCCAATGGCGTTGTTCTGGGTGCCACCGGCAAGAAACTGGCCGAAAAGAACCGGAAATCGGCCCTCAACCGGGCAAAGACGCTCGAACCCAAAATAATATCGTTTAAAAAACAGGGAATCCGTACCGCCGCCAAAATTGCCGATTGTTTAAACGCAGATGGCATCAAAGCCTCTTATGGCGGCAAATGGCACCCGACAAGCGTTCGCAGACTCTTAAACAGACTTGAAATTGAATAACCATCTAGAAGTGCTTTGGTTAAGGGGTACGATTTCATACCCCTTTCTTGTCCCTTGCCGCCGGGGTGGCCCGCGAGGCCAGTTGAGCGGACACGGATTAGACGGCGAGTGCCGTGCATTAAAAAACCCCGTCAGCCGGTGGGGCAAAATGATTCCTTTCTCGCCCGCGACCGGCACTTCTCCTTGACATGGATTCTTGTTTAAACTACAAGGATTTATGGCTCTGGTGTGTTACTGCAAACCACGGGAAGAGAAGCGGGCCGAAAATCATTTAATTCAACAGGGTTTTGAAACCTTTTTACCCCTATGCCGAACGCCACGCGGCACAGAAAAAACTCCGCTATTCCCCCGTTATCTGTTCCTTTGGATGCCAGAGAACAACCGATGGCGACCTGTCTCCAGCACACCCGGCGTCAGCTATCTTGTGTGCAACGGGGACAAAGAACCCTCTATGTTGGACGATTCGGTTGTCGATATCATTCGCGAACGCATGAAAAAAGACGGCGGTGCCGTCATTGTTTACGGCGAAACCGTTCAGGACCGCCAGTTTCAGCCCAATCAGAAAATACGAATAGTCGGCGGCTCTTATATCGGCTTCGACGGATTGTACCAACAAAGACAGGGTGATCGCATAATTGCATTGCTTAACTGCTTTGGCCGCAAAGTGAGAGCCAGTGTGCCAGAGCGTCATGTCGCTTGACATTAAATAAATCAATCTGGTAAGTAAAATTATTCACCGATTACAGGGATTGATTAACTTCAATTCCCTGCGGTAGCAATTCCCCAACAAATCCGGAACGATAATGGCAAGGAATAGTCCCATTACCCGCGAACAGAAGGATACCTTTCTTGAGGTATACCGGAAAACGCGGTCGCAACAAAAAGCGGCGGTGGCGGCAGGGCGTACATACGTCGGTTTTTACTCGCTCCGAAAAAACAATGAAGAGTTCCGGGCCGAATTCGATACAGCCCGATCCGAAATATTCGAGAAGCTTGAGGAAGAGGCCATCCGCCGCGCCTATGATGGCGTCGAAGTTGGAAAATTCTATCAGGGCAAGCTGATCGCCACCGAACGCGAGTATTCCGACAGGATGCTTCAGTTCTTGCTCGAACGCGGCTGGCCGGAACGCTTCGCCCCGACCATCCGGAACGAAATAACCGGCAAGGACGGCAAGGCTCTGATCCCCGACAATGATGTTTCCGCGAACGAAATCGCCAGACGCGTAGCTTTCCTTCTGCAACAAGGCACTCTCGTTCCGCAACCAGAAGACAAACCAGAGGAACCGGCCATCCATTGACGAAGACCATTTGCGTGGCTTATTCGAGCCGCGCCGACAAATCCCCACTGGAACCAGTAATCGCCGCCCTGATGAAAACAAAAGGGCTGGAAATTAACCACCTCAAACTTCCCGGTCACATGGATTCGTTGGTTGGGTTCTCAAGTTCCGCAAAAAAGGCGTCGGACTATTTTAATTTAAACGAGACTGATCTCTTATTGGTCCTTGGGGACAGGTACGAAACTCTCGCCGCTTGCGGTGCCGCCACGGTCGCTCAAGTCCCAATCGCCCACATTCACGGCGGCGAAGCCACTGAAGGCTCTTTCGACGACGCGATCAGAAACGCCATCACCAAACTTTCCCATATACATTTCGTTTCGTGTGAGGCATACGAGGAACGACTTATCCGGATGGGGGAGGCCAAGGAGCGGATTTGGAACGTCGGCGCACCGGGGCTTGATAACTTGTCCGACATCCTCAAAGAAGGCCCGCGTGAACGGGCCAAGCATTTCGTTATCACCTATCATCCAGAAACTCTTGGCGACTCCAGTGGGGTTAAGGCATTGGTGGACGCCCTGGCGAAATTTCCCGATTATCAAATATACTGGACCGGCGTCAACAACGACCCGGGCCATGAAAAAATCACCGCCACGCTGAATTATTCCCTCAAAGTAAACTGGTCCGTGGAAAGCTACCTTCGCCATTGCCGCCACGCCGCCGCCGTTATTGGAAATTCCAGTTCGTTCATTATCGAATGCCCGAGCCTTGGTGTGCCTACCGTCAACATCGGGGATCGTCAAAAGGGCCGGGAAACATCCTTCGGCACAATCAACTGCAAGGCCAACGCTCAAGACATCGAAAGCGCCATTAGGTGCGCGATTGGATTTGGGAACCTTGGGCCTAATGTTCACGGCGGACCCGGCGCGTCGTCGAAGATAGCCGAATTACTGACAGGGCTTACGATAGAAATCAGGAAAAAAGCCGCATGATTTGTATCATAGGCGACGGCGGACACGCCGGGGTTCTGAAAAGCCTGATAACGGCGGGCATGGAGTTTTATTGCATCACCACCGACCAAGAACCAAAACCAGACGACGATCTTTTACTCGGAATAGGCTCCAACAAAATACGACGCGAGGTTTTCAAAAAATACGGGGCGAAGCGATTTCTTTCAGTCATATGCAAGACCGCCTTCATCGCCCCTAATGTCCGCTACGGCCACGGCGCACAAATCATGTCCGGAGCGATCATTCAGGTGAATACCGTGATTGGCGATAACGTCATCATAAACACGGGCGCTCAAGTCGATCACGATTGCATCATTGAGGATAATGTGTTTATCGCCCCCGGCGCGATCATCCTTGGCGGTTGCACCATCAAGGAAGGCGCTTTTATCGGGGCCGGGGCCATCATCATCGAAGGTAAATCCGTGATGGAGAACCGTTTCGTCAAGGCTGGCAGGGTTTATCAGTGAACCCATTCAACCCCCTGTATGAAATTTGCAATTCCGGCACCAACGCGGAGAAGAATCGCGACCTTCGGGAATTTCCCCGGATCATCGACCTCGAACTGACCAACGCCTGTAATTTTCGCTGTCTGATGTGCCCCACGGGTAATTTATCCATGAAGCGTCTAACCGGCTTTATGACGGAAGAGGTCTTTGAGTGTATCGTCGATGACTGCAAGCCGCACAAGACGGCCTTGAGGTTCATCGGTTGGGGTGAGCCGACAATGCACCCGGACTTACCTGAATTTATCAAGATGGCGCACGAAGCCGGGCTCCTGACGCACTTGAACACCAACGGGAGCAAGATGACGGAAGAACTGGCCGAAAACTTGATCGAAGCCGGTTTGGACTCGATAAAGTTCTCATTCCAGGGTGTCGATAAAGAATCATTCGCTGAAATGCGGAATATAGATTGGTTCCCGGAATTGCTGGATACGATCAGGATGTTTTCGGGTATCCGAAATTCACGGCCCTTCCCCTTCATCGCCGTTTCGACCACAACAACCCATGAGACTCCAGAAAAGATCGAACTATTCAGACGCGATATGGAATCGCTTGTGGATCAGGTTTCAATCGGGAAGACCGTTTTCCGGTTCATCGACCAGAGGGCCGTGCGTTTAAGCGAGGAAGAGAAACAAACGCTGGCGCGGCTGAGTGAGTTCGAGCCAGACGATCTACACCACCCCAAACCCTGCCCGGAAGTGTTCGACAAGCTTTCTATCCATTTTGATGGCACCGTGGCGGTCTGTTGCAACGATTACAACGGCGTTGCCGAAATGGCGAACATCCTCAAAGTCCCAATTTCTCTGATCTGGATGGATAAGGGAATAGAGGCATACCGGGAAAAACTGGCAAACGACGATTACAGTTCCAAGAATTGCGACGTTTGCTACGATTATCTTGAACTTCAGAATGGGTGACGAGCGAGTATCCCCCGGTCAGATGTCTCTTGGCCTTGGGGCCAACGGTATCGCCACTTGCGATTGCGGCAATATCTCGTTCTATGGAATATCCAGAGTCGAAGTCGAAAAATCCAACGTCCTTCTCGCCTTGCAATGTACAGTTTGTCACAAGGAAACTCCGGTCCCAATTGACGATCCCACGAAGGCTGAAAAATGGGTTAACCCATAGTGTGCTTATGTTGCGAAATCCTGTTGATGATCATTATCTTCATCGTCCTTTGCGGCGGTGCAATGGTCGGCTTTCTTGTAGATGGGCCTGATCAATGAAGCAACTCTGGAGCCCAGAGGTCGAACAACGCATCCGGGACGAAGCTGAAAATTTAGACGAACAGACCGGCCCGAGTGAAATTAAATTCTGTAAAAAATGCGTGGTCAGCAACCAGCGGCCACGCATTACTTTTGATGACGAAGGCGTTTGCTCCGCTTGTCGGTTCGCGGAAAGGAAAGATGAAGGAATTGACTGGGATGAACGAGCGGACCAGCTTGCCTCCCTGCTGGACGCTCATCGGGGCCGGGGCCATTACGATGTTTTGGTCCCGGCGTCCGGCGGTAAGGATTCCGCATTCGTCGCCCACACCCTGAAACATGAATATGGGATGAATCCGCTTTGTGTCAGCTTCGCTCCTTTCATATTCACCGACGTTGGCCTCAAGAATTTCAATAGTTTTATCCAATCCGGATACGATTGCATTACCCTGTTTCCGAACGGGCTGATTCATCGAAAACTGGCACGGTTGGCTTTTGAATACCTTGGCGATCATTTCCAACCGTTCCCCTTCGGCCAACTCTGCTACCCGATGCAGATGGCAGGCAAATTGAATATACCGCTGGTGATGTTCGGGGAAAACGGCGAGGCGGAATATGGTGGCGATCCGGCGGCGAACGACAAGCCTTGTTGGGATACCGTTGACTGGGACCGGGTTTATCTGAAGGGCACAGGCGTCAATAGGCTTGTAGAAATTGGGCTGGAACTTGGAGCGTTTACACGCGAAGAGGCCCGCGAAGTTACGATCTTCTATTCCCTGCCGCCTATGGAATTCGACCGCAATCCGGAATTCCATTG